TTTCAATCATATAATACAACACATTGGCAATATACATTTCTTTGCCTATGAAATTATCAGAAAATTTTTCATACATTTGTTGATATAAATCGGCACTACAAAAACCATACAGGCCAGAACTTGCAAATGGAGAGATAGCACACTTCTCAACAATTTCGGTCACAACACCATCTTTTGACCTAACATAAGAGTATTTTGGATTATTGGCAACAAACACATCAACATAACCATCAGACATGGTTGATTCTATTTCTTCAAAGTTTCTACCAACCAATAGTGTATCAGCATTATGAACAAAAAAATGAGTGTTTCTATTTTTTAATAGAGAGGCACCAATGTATGCGGTGTGTGCTTGACCACTTGTATCACCAATGTAATGAATGTTATCTTTAGTAAGACCAAATGGTTCAATAGTTTTTACCAAATCAGGCATAAAATAAGAATCACGCTTATTAGCCAACAACAAAACTTCATCAAACTTACCTAGTTGCTTAATGATTTCGTGAATGATTGTTTCATCACCCCAAGGCAACAGATACTTTGGTATATCAAAGCCAACATCATGGAATCTGGTGTTCAAACCAGCCATGCATAATACTAACGAAGCCATTGTTCAAAATCCTCACGAAGCAAGCTGTGCCATGTTCCGTTATAGGGACCAGGTGGAAATGGATGGTCAAGATTACAATACACCAAGTTCTCACCAACCAAACCATTTGCTTTCCAGTTTTTACTCATCATATCTTCACACATCATTTGCACACCACCTTCATCATAAAATTCATCAATGCGGTTAAAAGTGTCTGCATACTTGTCCATATTTTTTGAGGATGAAAATGCAAATTGGTCATTACCAAAATCTCTTTGAGGCGTCATACGACAATTAGGTATATGAAGTTTTGTATTATCTAAATCTGCAAAAGGTATTCTAACATTAATGGCAAAATCAAAACGAGAACGAAACACCCAATCAAATTTCATGTCATTGGATTCTTCATAGACCGTTTTCAATTCATTACATTTCATAATGCCATACAATTGGTTATAAGTTGACCTAGCTGGGTCTTTTACTTTCCAGTTTGGTTGCGGTGGTGGAACTCTGGTATATTTTGATAGGTCATTTGTTAATGACTTTTCAATCATAAATGTTTCAGGTTTATAAATTTCAATATCTGCTATCTCAGGTGATTCCCACACATGGCAAAAAACGGTAACATCGTTACCTTCTAGTATGTTTCTTTTAACAAACTCATAACCTTCTTTGACACACCGAGGTTGTCCAGACAAACACAACGCAATTTTCATTTTAACCACCTATCATTATCTAAAGTCCAATTTACTACTTGCTCAATTCGTTCACTCAAAGCAATCTGTGGTTCCCAACCTAATTTTTTCATATATTCACCACTCAACGAATATCGTAAATCATGGCCTGGCCTTGCAGAATGAAAGTCGCTCATTTCATAATTTAATTCTTTACCTTGCACTTTAGCAATCATTTGTGCAAGTGTGAGGTTATCAATTTCTTCTTTACCTACAAGATTAAACTTAGGACATTTGGCGCCACCATAATCAATATCAAATGGCCCTTTTAGATTAAGAATGTGTAATAGACCCTCAGCAACATCTTTAGCGTGAATGTAATGGCGTGAACCGGCTTTTGTTTTTGCTGGGTTGGAATGAATTCTAATTGTTTCACCACTACGAACACGGCGAATACAAAGTGGAATATATTTTTCTGGATGTTGGCGTTCACCAAATACATTCATCGTGTGTGTGATATACAAAGGCATACGATAGGTGTTTTCAAATGCTACACAAATTTCTTCGGCCGCAGCCTTAGATGCAGAATATGGATTGGTTGAATTATATCGGTCACGCTCACCATAATAAACTCCCTCTGGTGCAGGACCAAATACCTCATCGGTTGAAAAGTAAATGAATCGTTCTAAGTTACGGAGATTACGAGCATAGTTTAAAATGTTTGCTGTGCCGACCACATTATCCATTACAAAATCCATTGGATATTCAATAGAGCGGTCTACATGAGAACCTGCCGCTAAATGTAAAACAATATTTACATCGCCAAGCAAACTTATAATTTGTGGGTTTAATTCAGCTCGTAAATCATGGTAAACAATTTGAACTCGTTTTCTTTCAGTAGGCGTGAACTGCTGCATCACATCTGCTAAACGATTTAAATTACCAGAAAAATCTAATCGGTCTAACGATATAATTTCCCAATCGGTTTTCTGTATCAATGTTTCAATCAGATGATGAGCAATAAAACCTGCGCCACCTGTTACTAATACTTTTTTAGCCATATTTTTCCTCAATTATTCTTTTCCATCCTGGTACCCTATCATATTGATGAACAATTGTAAAGGGATTTCCTGTTGATGTAACAACTTCGCCGTTTTGAAATTGTGGAACTGGTTCTACTAAAAGTGGTGTGAACTGTTCAATCTTAGATGGGTCAGCAGTTGTACCTAATTGACATGCCCAAGCATCTTCAGACCTCAAATACATTCCTGATTTTTGAAACCAAGTGCTTTGAATCATAAAATTAAATGTTGATTGGTCACAAATAGGAATTGGTCGGCCTATGGCAGCGGCAAAAATATTCACAAACAAATCTCTTATAGCATCACCACGACCAGCAAGAACACCTACATTATAGATTTCATTTTTCTTATAGAGGTCGTGAATGTAATTACCATAAGTTTCAAATAGGTTTTGATTGCCCCATGGTTCATCAATGTATCGCAAAGATTCTGAAGCAAAAATTAAATCTTTATCTTCGTGTAGATTCTTTTCAATGTATTCAATTGGGTTGCGTTGAAAGACCACATCTTTTACATCGGTGGTTACAATATAGCGGTAATCTCGTGTCGTAAGGAAATTGTGCATGAACAAAAAGCGTTCAACATGGACAGGAATAGCCGATTGATGAACTAGATTGCCTTCAGAATCTTTTTGACCTGCGACAACAATAAAACCGGCATCAATAACTTTTTTGACAGTTTCTTTATCGCAGTTTAGGAGAACCAGGACTTTATCGCCTTCAAAGCCTGATGCGTTGATTGAGTTAACCCAATATTTTAGTTTTGACCAATCATAGTTGGTACTTGTGCCAATTATCAAATCTTTCATAATAAACCTCAGTTGTTATAATATTACTTATGCTTCGTATAATCCTTAAATCGCTTCATTTTTTGGCCTGGAGTGGCATCTTGGTAATTTTGCCGTAAAATACCTGTGCCTTCTTGGCCAGCACCTGAAACAGGCAGAATATCTGGTTTTACAACCTCGCTGACACTCTTATGTAACTTTGTACCGGTAACATCTTGGACATGTTTCCATGCGCTTTTGGCGTCTTTGTTCTTTATGTGTTGCTGTAGTTTTTTCTTCTGGTCAGCAGTTGCCTTCTGATAAAAACGGAACATTTCCATGGCACCAATGTTACCCACATAGGCCGCCTCGTCTATTTTACTTTTAAACATTTACCCTCTGGTCAATGTAAGAATTTTTTGAATTTGTTTCTCAATAATTGGCCCACGATTTGGCCAATGGATGTATGGTTGTGCCTGTGTCTTTAACAGGTTGGTCAAAAAAGGCATAATAATCTTTTCAACTTGTTTCAACCTTGCCATATATTCTCCAACTGTTTCATCTTTTTCGGCAATAACCGCCTGATATTCAGCTTCATCAACAGCGGTAAAACCAAAATCTTCTTCACCATATTCTTCTAAAATTTTATTGATATCGTATGCCATTATTTGCTCCAATTTTTTGCGGCCGTAAAGTTTGCTTGGCTAAATTCTAATCTATCTACAAGCTTCAGAGCACCACCTGTTGTTTTAGAAACTGCTACAAAACCTTCTGGTGCAGTAATTCTAAATCCGTCATCGGTTCTAATGAATGTGCCAATAGATTTAATTGTTTCCAATTTACGAATAATCATTAACTTAGCATCAACCAGAAAATTCTGTAAATCAAAGATTGTTTTTAAACTCATTGCAGAACTACGAAAGAACCTCATAACTTCTGTTTTCTCGGCTGCTTTTTTTCGTTTTGTATCTTCTCGTTTCACACTAGATATTTCTTTATTTAGTTTTGCTTCCACGAAGCGAACCAATTCTAATGTATGAGCTCTTGTGTCAGTAATCTTTTTACCTTCACGCACTTTGGTATTATTAAAGGTCTTAATGTATTCCAAAATTGTATCACTAGAAGCAATACGATTTAATGTTAAGGCAGGAATGGTTTGAAATGTTCGGCCTGCTAGTGCTAGAATGGTTGTAATTTGTTTTGTTTCTTCTTCTGTGAATGTTGCAGAGCCTGAAGCATCGGTAAAAGAAGCATCACGAAACCAAACATCTTTGGTTGTAGCCAGGCGACCAATGTCAATGTTAAAAGAAGCCTTCATATCTTCCATCTTTTGGCCAGCATATGATGTATGAAACACAATACCAACTTGTGCAGCCATCATCATCTGTGCTAACTTAGAATTTGTTGGTACAGCATATACAATGGTGTTTGGCTGAAAGGTAATATAACTTTCACCATCAATCGTTTCTTTTTTCAAATCACCTTTTGTAAACATCATATCACCTTGTAATATGCCTTTGATGCCTAGTTTTGGTAGATAACGCAAGGCCATTTTTAACTTTGCATTGAGGCCCTCAGATGGATGATTTCTGTCTATATCAGCATCAGTATAATTTAGCTTTGCGTTTTTAGCAAATATACCTTTTGTACCAACAAAGAACTTACCATTTTCTGGATTGGTGCCAGCAAATACGGCAGGTGCACCATCCCATTTTGTGGTGATATTCATTTTAGTGTCAGCGTGACCT